CGGAGACAGAGCAAAACTGTTAGATAGCGAAGACGAGACCGGAGATGCTAGGTAGAGGATAGTTTGCTTCCGAGTAACTTTTTGGAGGTGAACTATAAATGAAACTCACACAAGAAGATTTAAACAAACTTATTGCTGACGAAGTAGCAAAGCTCTCTCCTTCAGTAGATATGGAGGAAGTCGGCAAGGTAGTCGACGAGCAGCTTAAAGAACTCAAGAAGCCTGCAGACAACAAGGTTGAGGCAGGTGAGGTTGAGCCCGACGGAAAGCAGTGGAAATCCTTCGGCGAGCAGCTTCAGGCAATGCACAGGGCTGAACTGACGCACGGACACGACATCGATCCCAGATTAATCAGGGCTCCGATAGGTAAGACAGTCTCCGGTCTGAGCGAAGGCGTGGATTCGGAGGGCGGATTCTTAGTCGCTCCCCAATACGTGGCTGGACTAATCAAGTCTACCTACGAGACTGGTGTTCTGGTGAAGGATTGTCGAAGAGTACCGGTTACTGGTAATAGGGTCATAATGAATGCTCTTGCAGAGACTTCCAGAGCTAATGGCTCAAGGTGGGGCGGAATCCAAGCTTATTGGTCTGCTGAGGCTGATGAAAAGACTAAATCAAAGCCCAAATTCAGGCAGATTGACCTGAAGTTAAACAAACTCACTGGCCTCTACTATGCTACCGATGAAGTGCTCCAGGATGCAAAGGCATTGGAGAGTGTTGTTAGCCAGGGATTTGCCGAGGAGTTCGGCTTCAAGATTGACGATGCGATCATCAATGGTCTTGGAACCGGCGAGCCACTTGGAATCCTCAATAGTGGGGGTGTAGTGGAAGTGGCGATAGAAACGGGCCAAGGTGCTGCGACTCTACTGCCAGAAAATGTTGAAAAAATGTGGAACTCTATGCCCTCTAAGAACCGGTTGAAGGCTAAGTGGTACATCAACCAGGACGTGGAGTCTGAGTTCCCGAAGATGGCCTATCCCGTAGGAACTGCGGCTATTTCCGCTTTTGTTCCTCCCAAGGACATTGGGAGCAAGGCACCCGCTGGAACTCTTAAGGGAAGACCTATTGTCCCGATAGAGCAGGCTCAAGCATTGGGAACTGTTGGGGATATTATTTTTGCGGATCTGAGCGAGTATATCATAATTGAGAAGGGGCCTATGGAGTCGGCAGTTTCAATTCACGTCAGATTCATCAACGATGAAACGGTGTTTAGATTTGTGTATAGAATTGATGGACAACCGATTTGGAATGCGGCTGTGACTGCCTTTAAGGGCGGAACCGACAGAAGCCCATACGTTGTTTTGGGCGAACGTGCATAACGATAATTAGTGGGGGTGCGGCTTTCGCTGTGCCCTCACTTTGGAGTTAACAATTGGTTGATACGATTTGTCCATATTGTGGTAAGACATTTCAGACTTATCCGTCTTGGGTGGGTAGAAAATATTGTCCCGATTGCAAAGGGAAGGATAAAAAAGTAGAGGTTAAATGTGCTTGGTGTGGAAAATCTAAAAAGATTAAACCATCACAATTCAGAGATAGTAAAAATAAAAGATTTTATTGTAATTTTGACTGTAAAGGTAAATGGCTATCAGCTAATCGAAGTGGTTCTGCTAATTCTAATTACAAAGGCGGACAGGTTGAGGTATTCTGTGAAATATGCGGTAAACCGAAAATGATATATACAAGCAAACAGTATAAGTACTCTATTTGTAATAATTCTGAATGTAGAGCGGCTCTTAACACGAAGCTTTTAAGTGGCCACAACAATGGTAATAGAAAGTTACATCCACCGATAGAAGTGCATTGTAGTTATTGTGGAAAAGTGCATAAAATTTCACCTAACAGATTACAATATAAAAATCATTTCTGTAAGGATTCAGACTGTCAAGCTAAATGGATGAGCGAAAATCTAATAGGTGAAAAAAATGCAAATTGGAGAGGTGGTTTTCCTGGAAAGTGTGATTATTGTGGTAAGGATATTTGGATTAAGCCTTCGAGGCAAGACCGTGAGGTGCATTTTTGCGACAAAAAGTGCGTAGCCAAATGGCTATCGGAAAATACAAATGGAGAAAAATCTTCTAACTGGCAAGGTGGAAAATCTTTTGAACCATACGGAGTTGAATTTAACAATAATCTAAAAGAAGCTATTAGGCAAAGGGATGGTTATAAATGCCAAATCTGTGGTTGTTCTGAGTTGGAGAACATCAGGAAGTTACCAGTTCATCACATAGATTATGATAAAACCAATAATCATCCTGACAATTTAATAGCTCTTTGTGATGGTTGCCACTCCAAGACTGGTGTTAATCGTCAGAAATGGATTAGGTATTTTGCTAGAAAAAACGAGAAAGTAAAAGATAGGCAATTGTGTTTCAGGAGGTGAATACAGATGATTTTCAGCCAACATCATAAAGTAATTAACGGGATAGTGCCAGTAGCTGATACATTCAATGGTGATCCTCAGACCGACATCGTGAGCATGAAGAATTACAAGCATGTGACATTCCTTGTAATGACGGGGGCGGCTGCTGACAATACCAACACAATAACGGTGCAAGCGGGAACCGCAGTAGATTCCTGTGCTACTGATATTGTCTTCAAATATAGAAAGATTGTATCAGGTGACACTTACGGAGCATTGACCCAGGCTACTACTACAGGCTTCAGCCTCACGGCATCGACTGCCAATCAATATGCTATCGTTGAGGTAGACGCTGAGACTGTGGCTGCTGGCGGAACTAATTACGACTGCGTAGCGCTGACCGTCACCGAGGCAGGAAGTGCGGCACCTCAGGTGGGGTGCGTAGTGGCGATATTGTCCGAGCCAAGGTATCCCCAGGAACTGCTGGATACAGCAATAACCGACTAGGAGTTGAGCATTGAAGGTTAAACTTAATAGCCCCTGGAGGGGGTATAAGAGGAATGAGACAATTGACGTGCCTGAGAAGATAGGGGAGTCGCTTATCGTACTTGCTATAGCAGTAGCGGTTCCCCAGAAAAAAAAGGCAACCAGAAAAACGGCGAAACCCTATAAGCCCCCCTTTAAAAAGGGTATTAATCCCTTTACGGGTGCGGTTTTAAATGTTCCAGTTACAAAGAAACAGGGCAAGAAAAAATAATGTGGATTAGACTCATTAGAGACTGGAACAGCTACAGGAAAGGAAGCATTTTGGAGCTTCCCGATACAGAGGGACTTGAGCTTATCATCGCTCACAAGGCGATAAAGGCTCACGAGGGGGACTATATGAGGAATCTCGGCTCCCCTCCTATGGACAAAATGATGAAAGAGCCGAGGAGAGCCAAATAGGAGGTATTTTGATGTTTAGAGATTTTCCACCTAAAGATGAACCAGGAACAGGAATTTAAATAACCTATTTTGGTTGGCTTTTAGCCAACTGCCCAAAGGGGGTGAAATAGAATGAGTAGAACTAGGTGTATTTACAACTGGCATAACTCGGGAAGGCAGGTCTTTTATGACGGTTCGACTTTCGAGACTCTCAAGGCCATGTTCCCAGTCGTTTTTAATGACGACTTCATCGGGGCAGACGTAGTTATTCCAGCATCGGGCTCGGTAGAGTCGGGTTGTAAGTGGTCAAAGAAGATTGTAGGGGCTGCCCCTCCAACAGTAGCAAAAACAGCAGATGGGGTTAATGGGATGGTTTTAGGCTCTTTGACTTCTGCTAGCCAGAAGCAAGACGCTGCCCTTCATATGAATGATGAGCTAATGTTCAGCATTGCTCAGGGAGCGATATTCGAGGCACGATTAGCATTGACGACCCTTCCCACGTTACTTGCTATTGCGTCTTTTGGTCTCTGGGGAGCGTGGGCTGATGGTGGGAGTGCATATCGTGTGGGCTTTGAAGTCCCCGCTGGTGGAATTGTTACCTGCGAGTCAGATGACGCTATTACCGATATACCTGCCGCTTCGACGGTCACTCTGGTAGCTGGAACTTACTACATTTTCAGGATTGACTGCACGGACCAAGCCGACATCAAGTTTTTCATTGATGGGGTGAGGGTCTGCGCGAGCACGACTTTTGCCAATGCTGCCAGTGCCGCTAATTCTAAATCTCAACCGCATTTGGGATTATACAAGGCTTCTGGTGAGGGTCTTGGTGTGCTTTCGGTAGATTACGTGAAAGTTTGGCAGAATCGAAGTTAAGGATATTAGGGCGGGTCTTATCGGGCCCGCCCGTTGAGGGGGAATAAAATGACAGTATCATTGATGACAAATATTCAAAGATGGGTAGGTCTGTCGACCGATACAAAACCAACTTCTGGGCCAGTGGGTTCAACGTTTTTTGAAGTGAATACTGGGCAGAGTTGGATTTGGAATGGCACAGACTGGATTGAAGACTTAACTTTAATTCATGCGCTCACAGAAGCGTTAAGAGAAAGAGGGAGGTAATAAAAAATGCAAGCAGAAGCAAGAGTAGGACAAATTTCTGCAGCAGAGGGAACTGTAAATCCATTGGTGTCTGATAGGCTTGGAGCATTGGTTACTAATAGTGGAAGATATACTGAGGCGGCCCTTGCCGGTCGGTTATTTTCGGTGGCAAATCAGGCAGCAGTTGCAGTGACGGCTGCGTATGCTCTTACCTGGACGGGTTTAGGCATAGCGAACATAGCAGCATCCACAAAGAATCTTGTCATCCATGAATTTGGGTGGTCAACGGATGTTGTCAATCCGGCCGAGGGCGTTGTGGGTCTAATGACAGGAACCCATGTGGGTTTCGTCGCTGCCCTAACAGCAAAAAGCGCCTTTTCTGGGACAGGGACTTCAGTAGCCTATTGTGATGACGGTGCGACATTAACTACGGCTCCGGTTTTGGAACGAGTTTGTGGGTCAACAATGGAAGGAGCAATATCGACCGTTCCCCAGTTAAATGCCAACATTTATCATGTAAATGGCAGTATAATTCTTGCGCCAGGGCGTTCGGTTATGACTTATCACAGCATTGGGGGAACAGCGTCCCTGATATTCTATTTTTTATGGGAAGAAGTACCAGTGTAAGGATGAGGTGGCAGAGAATAATCTGCCACCTACCATTTTGGGAAAGGAAACAATAGGAGCTGGTTAGGGTGAGTAAATGGGATATAGGCCAGTGGGTCAGCGGTATCTGCGTAATTACCGGAGTAGCAATAGAGATAGTCATGCGGGCTCATCTGGGGTTTGTATTAATCACGCTAGGGGGTTTAGGTTGGGGAATGTTCACTAAGTTTAAGGGGAAATAATGAACCTGTTAACAGTCAATTTTCCTTTATGAATTCCCCCGATGAAGTATTGGGGATGTAAATTGGATAAGCCTTACTGGATGTTTACTTCTATGTTCCCTGGGGGTTTTATTCAGACCATTCATGGCTTAAATTAGGAGGGAAAAATGGAAAAAATTAAATTTATTAAAATGAATGGAAAGCTTATTGTTGATGCTACTCACAAAGAAATAGTGGAAAAGCTAAATGAATTGGTAGAAGGTTATAATAAGATAAGAGAGGAAACGACTTACCTGTATGGATGGTTTAGAGGAGAGAATAGATAAGATAATAAAGCATATTAATAGGTATAGCACCTATAAGATACAGGGATTGAATTTAGGGAAATAATATGGCTAATAATTACTATTGGTGCATAGCATTGACCGGGGGAACCGCTGGATGCCTGGACGCTATAGATGGGGCAGGTCTTACTGATAAGGATATCGCTCGGGTGATCGTCCCTGGAGATGCTACCTATACATATGCACTCGATGCCGATTCAGGTTTAGCTGAAAGCTCTCCCGATATTATAGCCCCGGACACTAACGCAGGAAATAAAAGGTGGATATTATTACCAGCAGAGAGTGCAAGGGGACTACCCTACGACGAGGCTTATAAGGCTTACTTAGTAACACGCAAGTGAGGTGAGAATAAATGGCACAATACAGAGTACCAGTACTGGAGCATTTCCATTTTCAGCCATCGGTCAAAGACAAGGATTTAACCGCTCCACCGACTTCTCCATCGAAGGCAGATAGATACCTGGTAAATGGCGCAGGTTCTGGAGATTGGTCTGGCAAAGATAACCACATAATGACCTATAGTGGGGCAGCCTGGTTGGACGATACGCCAGCCGAAGGATGGATGTGTTGGGTTGACGATGAGAATGAGTTTTACGTGTTTGACGGCTCAAGCTGGAATAAGTATGTGGGTGAGACGGGGGCCACTGGGGCAACCGGAGCAACTGGAGCCACGGGGGCAACCGGAGCCACAGGAGCTACAGGAGCTACAGGTGCTACCGGGCCAAGCGGTCCTACGGGAGCAACAGGGCCGACGGGACCTGGAGCGACTTACGATAGCGACTATCAATGCTTGCTGATTACATCACCATAAGAAGGGAGGAGTAAGGTGGCATGGAGCAAGGAGCAAAAAACAACCTTCGCAAGAGGTATGAAACATTTAGAAACCGTTCTTTCTAAAAATGGTGTTCAGGTTTTTTTGACAGGAGGGACTCTTTTGGGGGCCGTGAGAGAGCATGGGGTTATACCCACGGATAAAGACATAGATATGGCTTATCTCTCAAAAAAGGAAAACGTCAGAGACGTGATGCTGGAGTTCGAGAATAAGATAAAGCCCTCACTGGAGAAAAACGGATTTGCTGTGAGAAATGTGGCTAATTTATGGCAGGGTAAAGTAAGAATAATGCTCGGTCAGCACTACGTTGAGGAGAATAGATACACTTACTTTACGAACATTCCTAACGTCTGGTTTGACATCTGGACTTACTGGTTCGATGAGCATGGATTAAACGTAGTCCCCTGTTTTTCTCACGAGCAGTGTTGGGAAGCCTCAGACTTTTTGCCTCTCAAGGAGACGGATTTTGAAGGGTATAAATTCCTGATCCCTAAATATTCTGAGAAGTTCCTTATCAGGCTCTATGGTAAGGACTGGAAGATACCTCAAAGCAAAAGAAGTCCGTGGAATGGCTACTTTCAGCAACGGCGTCTGATAGTAATAAACTCCCCTGACGAGAAATATAAAAAGGTGATAAAGTCGGTGGATTTTCACGACCTGATTTATCTCTCATTTGAGGATGTGCTGGAAAATCTTCCTAAATATGATGTGGACGGAATCTATATCCCTGTCAGGGAATACTCAATTACTCAGATAGGAGAGCTTGTCAAAAAGGCCAGAATGAAAAAAGTAACCATCGGACTGGTAGGAAGGATTTCGGGTAAGCTGGTAGAGAAAATAAGAGAGGGAGGAGTGTTTTGGGTAAGATGAAGTTGCTTCAGCATTATGAGAACTTGCTGAGTTCTTATAAGGCGAATGAAGAGTTTTTCTCCAAGGAAGGTTTCGAATTTTCAATTGCCGACAGAATTTTGCACATAGCTTTGCTTTATCCCTGGGACATGTATTATTTGTTTTATTATGCTAAGCGAATCCCGGATAAAGGTAGCTATTTAGAGATTGGGGGAGGTTATGGTAGCTCAACTTTGTGTGTGTACTTGGCTACTCAGCTGGTGGGAACTACTGTTAGTCTTATAACAATTGACCCATTTGTCCCGTTCGATGGTGCTCGAAATGCTTCAAGAGGTCATTTCATTGAGAATACAAAAGATATTTCTCATTTGAGGGTTATCAATTGCCCCTCAGATGTAGCGAAATCTCAAATAGTTGATAATTCAGTGGACCTGGTATTTGTAGATGGGGACCATCATTATGAACAGGTGAAGAGAGACTTGGAGAACTACTGGCCAAAAATAAAGATTGGTGGAGCTCTAATAGGCCACGACTCGCACTATCCTGGAGTTATAAAAGCAGCTAGGGAGGTATTTGGTGGGGAGGAGCTTATTTTGTTAAGAAAATCGAGAATATACGTGGTGAGGAAGAAATAAAATGACAATAATTGCTACGTTTGGGATTTGGGATTTATTCCATCAGGGTCACTTGCGGTTGTTAAAGAGAGCGAAGGCTCTAGGGGATATTCTGATTGTAGGAGTAGCGACTGACAGATTAGCCGAGGAATACAAGAGGAAGCCGATTATCTCTTTAGAGCAGAGGATGGAGATTGTGGAGGCTGTCAGGTATGTCGATGCTGTTGTTCCTTATAACTCTCTGGATGTAACAACTCTACTGAAAAATCTTGATGTTGATGTGATGGTAGTTGGTGAAGATTGGGGAGGATTCCCAGAGCAAAAGAAATACAGGACATATCTTGAACAGAATAACAAAAAGCTAATAAGAATTCCTTACACCCAGGGCATATCTACAACAGCTATCAGGGAGCGAGTTATAGAGGAAGCGGTGATATGGCAAAATGACAACGCATAAGGAGAATTTAAACAGTGCTTACTGAGAGACAAAGTCCCGACACTCTTTTGGTGCAGACTAACTTAGCTGGCACATTGACTGACATTGACGAAGACCCTGATGAGCCTGATTCAAATTGGCTAACTTATATTGATAATAAAACGGATACTGTTTGCCGAGTTAGCTTTCCGACTCCAACAGGTAAGCCAACCGTAGGAGCCGACCTACAAGAGTTCAAGATTTGGGTTAGACAGCAGCCTGATGGGGCAGGAGATGACCCTACGGTTAGGATAGAACTCTATGAAAATGGCAGTCCACTTGCTACCATTTTGGCCGATATCGCTGTTTCAAGCACTGCTGGAGCATTATATTCTGGAACTTGGAATGCCAACTTACTGGGGACTGCTGATGGTAGTTTAGTTGAATGTTATATTTATGGCAATGCTGTGGGTGGCGCTCCAGGCAACCGATGCACCGTAGAAGTTGGTGCAGTCGAATGGAATGTAACTTATAATGAGCCATTGTCTTGGCAGCCAGTATTCCTAATGAGGTAGAAATATGACGGTTCATTTAGTCGAAATTAGAAATAAAAACGCTTGGCAACAGCCAGTTGAGGATAAAGACTTAAATACTCCTCCAACTGGCCCGGGAAAAGGAGACCGCTATATAGTCGGTTCTTCGCCGACAGGAGCCTGGGCTGAACATGCGGGGGATATTACTTACTATGATGGCTCAGACTGGCAGTTCATTACAAAGGCTGAAGGTCAAACGGTTTACGTGAAGGATGAAGATAAGATATATACATATCTTGCGTCCTGGGAAATTCCTTCAGGGGCCACCGGGCCAACCGGACCGACTGGGCCAACTGGAGCGACAGGGCCCACCGGCCCGACGGGAGCAGCAGGGACATCCGCAATCAATGAATTCTCTATCACAGTTGAAGACCCGGCTGCTGACGAGGATATCTGTATGGGTTTCACCTTCGTCGCAATCACGGTTACGGAGGTTCAGGCCGTCCTCAAAGGAACTGCTAATGGTCAGTCCGTCACTATTGACCCTGCTCACGACACAGATAGAAGTGCTGCTGGTAACGACATTCTGGACGCAGCGACAGCGATTACGTCTCTTACTACTGGCTCCAATCTGACGAGCTTTGATGACCCTACCATTCCAGCAGACTCATATATTATACTGAAGACCACGGCAATGGCAGGAACTGTGACTGAATTGACAGTAACTATAAAATATACTGTAGATTAAGGAGGACTAAATGATTATAAAAATACTAATCCAGGTGAACCAAATTCATCGGTTTCCAGTGCTTGACCCTGAGACTGGTGAACCCACAGGAGAAGAATACGTGCAGTTTGGACTAAGTTGTCCTGAGTATCCAGATTTACCTACTTACGGAATACCCTATAAGGACTTGACAGTTCCTTATCCCTGCACTAAAGCGCAAATTGACGCTGTGATAGAGGGTAGGATAGCACTAATAAAAGAGCAGATGTTAAAAGACAATCAGCTCAGGCAGCAGGTCGAGAATATGGGCTATACGAAAACGACCATAAAGGGGACTGAGTTCTTCGAGACCGAAGTGGATGTGTGGGGTAGTTTAGATGGCTGATAATTGGATATCGCCGACTGGATTTGAGGACATCGATGAGGCGTGGATTGACGAAATTCAGGCTTATGATGAGGATACCTTAAGTGCTGCCAAAAACGGAGGAATTCCTATTAATTCATGGGGCAATTTATTAGAACTTACTCATGCTCCCCTTAACTGTGATAAAGTAAGGTTTCATGCTGTCTTTCATCCATCAGTGATTAATGCGATAGATCTAGATGTCTATTATGGTGATGCCTGGCATCATGTATACCAAGGAGTCTATACGACTTCAACCTGGGAGGAGAAACCGCTGGGTGGTACGTATTTAGTAACAGCGGCAAGAGTAAAATTCTATAACGACTTCGACGAGTATTCAAGAAACGCTTACATTCAAGAATTTGACTTCAACGAGGTTGAGGCACCACCTCCAACCCGCAGAATTTTTATAACTCATCAGTGATAATGGTGACATAATGGCAGAGATAAAATATTCCTGGAAAGACACGGTAACCAACATTTTTAAGGATACCCTGGCCTGTGTCTGGAAGGACTGGATTTATAAAATCTATCGGATACTCGTCAGCAAGCTGCCCTCGAAGTATTCGGCTTCCTTGTTGTTTGACCAGTACCAGGCAAAGAGCCTTTCTGATGAGTATTCTTGTTTAGCTCTTAAATACCAATATAAGGGGGAGGAAATACCCGATAAATACTACGTTAAGTTCCACGGGGAGTTATGATGATAAAATTCGATAAGGGAGAGATAAAGAACGTCTGGATAGAGGTTGCCGAAAGGGACAGTGCGTCCTTCACCATAGCCTCGGCCACCTTTGAGGTATTCGACGAGGACGGGGTTTCGGTGCAGGCATCGGATACGGCCTCAACAGACGGGGCCAAGATTTACGGGCTGGTGGATACGACTGCCACGGTAGGTGAGGGCGAGGAAGAGACTGATGTTTTTACCGCAGGGGAGAGCTACGAGGTCAAGTTCACCTTCGTTATAGGCTCGGAGACCTATATTGACAAAGTGGCTATAAAGCTGGAGGAGACCCGATTATGATAATAACCTTAAAAGAAGCCAAGATATGGCTGGGCATAGATGTCACGGACGACAGCGAAAATGATGTTATAAATGCCATCCACGCCCCCGTGGAAAAATGGATTAAGGAATATTGCCAGAGGGACTTTGAGTCGACTTCCTATAAGGAGTACTCTGACGGGGATGGAACGGAGTATCTATTCCTAAAACAGTATCCTATCATCTCAGTATCCAGGCTGTCAATCGGTAGAAATAACGCTATTAAGGTCAATAATTCATTAACTGCGACCTATGCTACGGTATCCGTCACCTCCACGGGCGTGGTTCTGAACAAGGACGGGACTGATTCGACTAACTCCCCTTTCTTATTTGCGGATGTAGCTAATGATACGATAGCCAAAATGGTTGCTGAAATATCCAAGGAGACCAACTGGCAGGCTGAGGTGATGAACACCAACTACGCTTCCTATGCCTCCACCGAGCTAATTGAGGCAATGGGGTTGGAGTGCCTTGACGCTTCCTGGGCTTACTTGGAGATACCCGACGAGCCTGATGATTCTTTCGAGATTGACCCTGACAGCGGGGTTATCTACAGAGCGGGAGGGTTCCCTAGTGGACATAGGAATATCAGGACTGACTACACGGCGGGATTTGCGACTCTTCCAACCGATTTACAGCTGGCGGTGAAGATACTCGTCAAGATGGTTTACGACAGGAGAGACCAAGAGACCTTCGGGGTTGATGAGTTCAGGTTGTCGATGGTGGCACGCAGCGTGTTGACGAAGGAAATGCCGAATGAGGTTAGGGAAATATTATCACGATATATGAAGATAGAGGTATAAAATGGTGATGGGCCCAAAAACTGAACTAATTCTTGAAAGAAAAACAATCGCTGATGACCAATGGCATACTGAGACCTGGCGGCAAGTAAGAAAAATGAAAGGGGTTTTAATCTCTCTTCAGGGCAACGAGCGGTTTATCACGGGAAAGACGGAAGTGTTTAGGACGCATAAATTCCTGGTGGATTATCCAAAGGATTTGACGATAACAGAAAAGGATAGATATACTCTCGGAGCCAGGACTTTTGATATTCAGGTTGTTGTAGATCCTCTGGAGCAACATAGGCAGCTTGAGATTGAATTAAAGGAAGTGACTTAAAATAGCTAACGTAAAATGGTATGGAGACAAGTTAAAAAAGGAAGTAGAACAAAAAACCAGAAATGCCTTAATAAAAGGTGGTTTTTATATATACAATGATGGCAAAAGAGAAGTTAAAGTCGACACGGGTAGATTAAGAGGTTCTATCAGCGTAAACTGGACAGGAAGCGGAATGTCCAGAGGAGAAGTGGAAAGTCCAGCTAAGTCTGAGGATGGGGTAGGGCAGCCGGGAGGTGGCGCTAAGGAATTTATTGTGGTAATCGGTAGCAATGTAGAGTACGCTATACCCCAAGAATACGGAACGTCTACGCAAAGCGGTCATCCATATTTGCGCCCTGCACTAGAAAAAAATAAAGGGAAAATCAAGCAATTATTAGGAAAATAAATGGAAAAAGTGTCAATCCTTATCCCCACACGCCAGCGCTATAAAAAGCTGGCGAAGTGCTTGACTAAGCTCATTGAGAATACGGTTTATCCCAATTATGAGGTCGTGGTAATTACTGACATGGATGATTTTGAGTCTGTTTTAGTGACGCATGAATTTGAAATGTCCCATACTAAGGAGATTGAGATATTACAGAAGGAAAAGCGAGAAATGTATGTCGGAAAAATCAATTATGGTTATCACCAGACCGATTCCCCCTTAATTATCTTCCTTGCCGACGATGTGCTAGTCAATCGCAACTGGCTCACCGAGGCAGTATCAACCTTCAATGAGTCGTTTCCCGACGGGATGGGGCTTGTTTCCTTTCAGGACGAGTTCGACGACAGGCTTGCACCCCACGGGCTAATCAGCAGAAAGTATGTAGAAAAATATCTCAAGGGTAATATATTCCACCCCGATTACGTGCATTACTGGTGCGACGTGGAGCTTACTGTCCGCAGCGTTGGCTGGGGGAAATTCGCACACTGTCCTAAGTCCAGGGTAATCCATATCAGGAGAGCCAGAGTAGAAGAGAGAGATCATATCTGCCAGGAGGGATTGACCACAAAAGACGCAGGGGAAAAGACCTTCGTTCAGCGACTCTGCTATAACTTCCCTGATGTTATGCCTGAGATGAAGGAGTGGAAATTGCCTAAAAAGGTTGAGCTTAGATTCAGGCCCACTGAGATGCTGGAGTGGTATGTTGGGTTTGGGATTAACACAGAGGTTAAGGATGTATGGACGGTTGACAGGGAAACAGCTCTCTTTCTTCTGGGAGGATGGCCGCTTAATTTCAGACCTATCGGATTGGAGCAGTCAAAAGCTTGGGATAGGTATGGTGAGATGTTAAAAAAGGCAGTAGAAGAAGAAAGAAAGATTATGGAAAGTGCATATTTTGAGCTAGTTAAGCACCCAAAGGAAGCAGATAAATGTCTCTTTGAATTTGATGATATAGCTAAAAAGACAGGGATTACATATTTCTTGGTCTATGGAATATGTTTAGGTTTTGTGAGGAATAATGGCTATATAAAGGGAGATAATGATATAGATCTTGGTATAACATGTTCAGAAGAGGAGCGGGATAGGTTCTTCGAGGAATTAGAAGAAGGGGGCTTTAAGCGAAGTTATGTAATTACGGACAGAGAACCCCAGAATCACTTACCCCATGTTCATTTTATTAAAAGAGGGGTTCTGATTGATGTTTGGTATTCCGTTGCCCCGGAGCATAAGGCATTCTTAGAACTAGGGAGGACGGTGGCATATAAGGGTAGGGCATTTAATGTTCCTGCAAGAGTTGAGGAATATCTTGAGTTTATGTATGGGAACTGGCGAGTGCCAGAGAAAAAGAAGGCTAGAATATGACAATATTAGGTAGTAAAAAATGAGCTTAGACATTAATTCCCTTAACCAAGGAATTTATAACGCCTTAAATGTTACAGATGTAACAGATTTACTAGGAAAAGACCCAGATGGTAATCCAGCCCTTGGTCACTATAAAGTTCCGCAAGGGTCTACATACCCTCATGTCTGCTACTGGGTGGTTACGGGAAGCAATGAGGATACCTTCAGCGAGTGGCGTGATGAGGCTCTCTGCCAGATAGACATCTGGAGCGATTCTAACTCTGCGAAGGAGTGCGGGGATATAAGTAAGCAAATAACAGAAGAGATGGACGAGGCGGCCCTTGAAGTGGGAGCTTCTGCTTACTTTTGCCAGAGGCAAGGCCCCCCGAGGCTGCTGTATGAGGATGAAAATGATATTTTCCATATGATACTTGAATACCGTATAAAAGTCGAAACATCTAAATAGTTTCACTCTTTGATGTAGTTTCAACGTTTGTTGAAATAACCATTTTCAGTAAAACTCGGTCTAGCTAACCGAGATATGCCGTCTAACCTACGTAGGCGTAAAGGTTAGGCGGCTTTTTTATTAAGTATATGGAGGTGAATATAAAATGGCCGGGACATTAGCAATTGCAGGGTATCAAGGAAAGGTTTATGTAGGAACTGCCTCCTCTCCTGTTAATGAAGTTGCAGAGATAGGGCACTGGACTGGAACGATAGCGTTGGATGCTATCGAGACTCCCAAGTTCCAACCGGATAGAACTAGAATTGCCGGGAAGAGAGATTTCACTGGTTCGTTTGATGGCAGTTGGTATCTAAAATTGTTGGATACCTTAAATTTGGCTAAATGCTGGAAGTTCCTAAAGCTTCTTTTCCTTATTAGGGAACAAGAAAGGAGATATTAAATGGATAATCAGCAGGAAAGGCTGGCAAAGAATTTTATAGATATTGGGTGGTTGACAGGCATGATTGACGGGGAAGGAAGTATCAGAATGGCTCGACGAAAACGGAGGAATGAGCATAGGAAGGGACGGATAAACTACGTCCCTGAAGTAACCATATCCAATACTAGCAAAGAGGCAATGGAGAGATTTCGAGGAATATGTCAGGGATACCGAATCGGTGGACATCTATGTTTACACTCGGTGCAAACAAAATCTTGGAAGACACGCTGGTCTATAAAGATTTGTGGATTGAAAAGATGTAACAAGATGTTGCACTTAATCTCTGACCATCTCACTATTAAAACAAAGCAAGCAAGGATAGTAATGGAATGGATAGATTATCGGTTGTCACTTCCAAAGAAATCCCATCATACCGAAAAAGATACCGTCTACTATGACAAAGTAAAAGAATTAAATAGGCGGGGACCTTTGCCAGAATCCTCAACGACTAATACGCCAAACCCAAAAAATTTGGGAAGATATAGTCTGAACTTGCAGGAGACTGCAAGAGCTAGCTTCGCAGCTAGCCGCAGCTAATAAAGCTGTCACAAAAGTAACAGATTGACAAGAT